TCTGGGGAGGAAATATAAGCCCCACCAAGTTGGCAGGGCTTTTGTGTATTCGTTAAAACTCGGATTTCACTGTCTCATAAAAAACTTAGAAAATCCGAGAGGCTTTAAAATTCAAAATAAAAAAACTAATTATGTGTCGTTAAAATATTTACAACGCAAGCTAATATGTTTGACCAATAATGAGATAATAAAAAACCTAACGTAGGCATAATCAAAAAAGCAAGTATCCATAAAAAGATACGACCAATAAGCCATAAAGTGTTAACTTTCTTTGATATATCTTCTTGTTTTTTAACTATCTTGTCTATATTTTCAATATTCTTAACAACCTTTTCCGAAACAGTTTTTATTTCACCTTTTAATAAAGCTTTTTCTTTCTCTATTTCCTTTGAATAACTAATTTCTTGTTTTATTAGATCATTCTCGAGATGCTCAACTCTCTGCTTTAAAGCACCTAACTCCAACCCCGATCCATAATCAAGAGGAGATGAGTTGGGATTATTCCCCTGAGAAGAAGGGGTACTTAAATTGCCAGAAGACTCCATATATTACTTTGCTGTATTAACAAAATGACTGTTAACCCATTCCCAGATTTCATTAGGACCAAATCCATTATAATTGCCAGGGAAAAGATTAACTACCATAGCTAGAATTTGCTCATTTTCTGAAGGAGGAATGGAATTTTCTTTTTTATCCAATAAAGAATTTAAATGAGCAAGCTTCTGACCTGTTAAATTCAGAGCATCTCTTAAATTGCTACTTAAGCCTTCATATGAAATCAGAGCATAATTTCTTTCTTTTGGAATCATCACATTGTCTTCAGTTGCAATTTCACGAATTCTTCTTTCTAACTCTTGTGGCAATACAGTATTTTGTAGAGGCACAACTAAGAAAACAGCCATATTCACACCATTTCTACTTCTTTATATAAATATGTTATCAAGCTGAATATTAACATAAAATTCTAATTAGAATAAACAAAGGATTAATCTTGAAATCAATTTGTTAATTAGATTACACAATGATTTTTCTTATAAAGAGGCTAATTTATGCATTATTTGTTCAGTCGCGGCAGTAATGAAAGTCCAAGTTAATTTGGCTCCGGATTTGAGAGCCTGGGCTTTAATCTTTTCCCACACTTCCTGATTACGCAAGTCATCCAGAAAGTCATGCCCCTGCATTGACAGGCGGTAATTATTGTTTAGACCTTCACGGTCAAACTGAGTATTCTGAATAACCCCGCAGTCAATCAGAAGTTCTACATGAAGCCAAATCTCAGTACGCCTTTTCTGTTTGGCATCTTCAAGTGACTCCTTATCAACACGCCCCGATTTCAAATCAGTAAACTTCTGTATCTCTTTATCACTGAGACCGCCACTATTAACGTATTCAACAAAACGGTCTTCTTCTAAAGAACAAAGAATATCTCTGATTAAATCCCAATTGCGCTTCATTTATGGAGGCCTTCTATTCTGAGATATGATGTTCTATTCTGTAAAAGATTGTTATTGGAGTAACAGGAATTGCATTAAGACCACTTGAATACAACTGTCTTGTTATATCGGAAAACTGTTTAATTGCATCTAAGAAAGAAGAACTTTCAGCGTGATGGTCCAACTCCGTAGATTCGACAACTGCAACAATTTCTGTTCTCAGTGAACCTGAACCAAATTTAAAAGCTATTGAATCAGGATCTTCCATCAAATCAGAATTATTCAGAATTCCTTTTAAGACTCCGCCAGAATCTGAGTTAAAAATAAAGTGGTTTCCTCTTTGTGGGGCTTTTAAGGCTTTTTGAAGAAAATTGCCAAGTTGTTTCTTGCCCATTCCAGGAATATTATCGGGCAATTTCTTTTCATACAACTGCAGACAGGTCTGAATTGCAAGATTTTCAAATTCGCTTGGAATAATTTGTAAGTTTCCTTTAAGATGCACAAGAGTTCCTATTTTTGCTTCAAAAACATTAGTTTTCATAGATGGTCTTAATGCCGTTAAAACATCGCTAAGAATTACATCATGAGGATTAGTCATTCGCGAAGATGATTCTTCTGTATGTTCGTAAGACTGCGAACCAACACTAAAAACCTGTGCAGGTAGCCCCGTTTCAAGCTTATGTTCGGATTGATTAGATGATTCAATTTTGTCTTCTTGTGACGAAAGTAATCCAGAAAAAATTTGAGCATATAAAGAATTTACTAATGATTGATTTTTGTAAATAAAATTAAAAAGTTCCATTAGTTTGTCTTACTCCCTTTTTTAATTGTGTCTTAACTCTTTCTTGGGTCTTTTTTATATATTCCCTATTGCTAGACATTTTTTCGTAAATATTATGAATATCTGAAAAGAAGTTCTTTGAAACTGAATTAAGGTTACATAATGATTCTTTATCAAGAGAGATTTTTTTACTATTACACACACGTATATCCTCTTAATATTCGAAATCAAATCAGTTTATTAAAACAACCAACCAATTGTAAAATAGAAGATATCGTAACAACCTTGAAGCATATGGATAAAGATATTAAGAAAAAGTTCCCCATAAATACTGTGACGGTGAATTAGCCAATCACCAGTTTTAAAAACAAAGTGAAAGTAGCCAATTCCCCAAATAAATGGGATAGAGCAAAATATATACAAAATTATCTTTTTTACCATTTAATTAAGCTCTATTTCAAATGTTACTGGAGTAAAATTAACAACTCTGTGTAAATTCGTTTTTACGTAAAAGTCCTTACCTCTATTATAGGTTCTTTTAAAAGCTCTAAAATGTTCATTTTTCAAATATCTGTAATTATCATTAAAGACAGATAATTTTGAAAAGTCTTTATCTTTGTAAGACCAAAATAAATAATCTTGATCCCCTTCAAAGTTAAAAGAGTCAAAAGCACATAAATAAACTTCTTCAATTGTAACTCTGTATTGATTACTAGATAAATTCTGTATTTTTCCCTTAGGTAATGCATATAGCATAAAAGCAGCCAAACAGACGTAAACTCCTTCTGCAGTAAAATAATTGTACGTTACGCCATCCTCTATTGTTCTACTGTTACAATATATTGGAGCATTAGATTCATAAGATTCTCTACAATCGAATTCAGTTTGCTCCTTAAAATATTTTTTTATTTGCGTAGAAAAATAGTTTTGAGCTGCTTCATTAAATGCAGATTGTTCAAGATCATTATGAAAATATCTAATTCCTTCATAGGAAATCAGCCAATCATAATCGATAATAAAAGCTGGCTCTTTTGTATCTAATTCTCCATTATGATTAGACAACCATCTGTCAAACATCTTTGCCAGATATTTCCACCCAATTTCATCAAGTCCTGACTCGCTTTTATTCGCCATATTTCTGGCAATTTCAGGAAGGCTAAAAATAGTTTTATCTGGATTATCATCTGTATCCTGAGCTCTATTCCATAAGGTGGCTTTAGCAATTGCAGCTTGTATTTCTTTTATATCAACAGGACCTCCTAAATTTCCAACATTAACATTTGGAGAGCCTACAACAACAGAACCACCACAGGAAACAGGGTCGCCTACACGACCACAAGCTTTACCATTAATAAATACATGTGGAGCACCTGATGCAATATTTCCAACGTGAGGGTCGTGTGCAGGGCAACCGTGAGGGTTATAGGGGTCACCTACGCGCCCTGTAGATATTCCATTGGTAAACACATCAGGAGAACCACTCGCTAACGCTATAGGAGGGCAGTCATCATGGCCTGTATTGTTATCCCCTACTCTTGTAACAGCTGGCATATATACTCCTAGTTAATATTAACAGTAGCTCCCTGTATGGTTACAGTTCCACCTGCTTTTATGGTAATGTCACCAGGAGCGATAATACTTACATCACTTCTATCGGCATGAATTAGAGTATTTTCTACCTGAGCATCAAGCTCATGCGTCAATCTGTTATAGCTGACGGTTGTTCCGTCTTTGAACTTCACTCTTCTGATTTCGGGATTATCACATGGAGGTTTAACCTCTCCTGCATACCAGGAACCGAGGATAAAACCATCCTCAACACCATCTGGGAGAAACAGACAGAGCACATCCTCGTTTATATCCGGCATCTGATAATCACTGTTATCATAAGTATTAGGCACAATGATAGGCAGATCATAGCTTACATTGTTTCCTTCATCAGAAAACACTACTCTGGCAGTATGTTTTTCAGCATTGATACTTGATACTGTTCCTACACGAATGCATTTTGTAAGAGTCTGTTGAACATCTTCTGCCTTTTCATCACCGAATAAACTCATGCTAATACTTCTCGTTAACTCGTCTTAAATCTACGCCAGTGGTATATCCTGAATTACTGATTGAATGGTTTGCTGATTCGATTATGAAGTTCCCATCAAAAGAACCAAAGCCTAATAGTCTGATTACAGAACCGGCACACAAAAGAGGATCACCTATCAGACTTAATGAACCTGTTGTCTGCCTGAGGTTTAGTTCTCTTAACTTAGCCTTGGCCATACGTTCTGCTTCAGTAGAGGAGGTTGCCCTTTTCTTTAGGATAAAGGTCTGCCCGCTTTCTTCTACACTCTCATCAACGTATGTATATTCATTATCTTCTGTCTTGGTTGACTGTGTTCCTTTCTTGGGATTATCCCCTTTGTATAAATCAGCTGTTGCGGAAGGATTATTATTTGTAACAGCTGCACTTCTTGTTTTAGCCTTGATATTTCTCCACGTTACAGTACAGGAACGATAACGCTGTGACTGTTGAGACTGAAAAGACCATCCTAAGATAGGACTTTCACCAAGAATAAATGTCTTTACAGGTCTTTTCTTCTCATAACTCTGTTGGTCGAAAATGATTAGTTTCTCAGCGCTTACCTTAATGCTAAGACCTGCATCCTTGCACAATCTCTGTAAGAACACTAAATCTGATTCATTCTTCTGATCAACGCGGTCATACTTTGGATCATCTTCACAGTCCCAGAAGAACTCAAGATTAGCCTCAGCAGCTATCTGAGATGCAATAGTCTGTAATGTTGCAGTCTCAAAGCTTCTGTTTTTTGGAGTACGTCTTATTGTGTTATCAAGGGGAATGCTGACAGCGCTAAACTCAAAGATACGGGGAGAACCGGAAGTTCTCAATGAATCAATCATCATCTTTCCGGTCTCAATCAGGCCTCGGCTCTCGGTTGCAATAACCATACTTACTTTTGCTCCGCGCTCAGGAGACCAGGAACCAGCCCATTTTCCCGTTTCATCTTTCAAAGTAACAGTCATCTCATCCGCTTCATCCTCAATTTTATCGGTGTAGGACACCTGCAGCAGATCAGCATAAACATCCTGAGTAATTTCAGTCTGTTCATAAAAGACTTTTGCTACTGTTTTTAAGACGTTTGCTATCTTTTCCATGGTGGTAAAAGCTCTGGGTTAATAGTTTGAGGTGTAGATGGTGAATCGGGAATTGTTAAGGTTATTCCTGAAGGGAAAACAGCATAATGTGAATACAGAGGATTCGCTTCAATAAGCTTGCTCATCTGAAATTCACTTCCCATTTGAGAATACGCAATCTTATCAAACGTATCTCCCTGCACAGTTACATATTTTTTGCTCATAAAAGTCCCTTTCAAAGGTTGTTATCTGAAAAGTGGCTGTTCCTTATTAAGAGAGTCCCAATAGACTTTAACTTTGTTTTCCTCGATAGATTCAAGAATTTCTCTTATAAGATTCCAGTCTCTTTTCATCCCCATCCTCTGAGCTTGGCACGCTCAAACTTCATACATTCCCTGTTTTATAACCTATAATTAATAAATACGGAGTAATTATTATGAAATCATCTCAGGCATATTACGGATATGAGCTAAAGAAAAAATCCTTTGCTCAGTATCAGAATGAACAGAAAAAACAGCAGAGAATTCAGAAGGAGAGGAGCAATCCAGACTGGACATTGACCTTTCTGCAGCTTACAGGTGCCGCATTGAGTATTCCTTTAGTACTGGGTTGGCTTGCTTTCCTACTGCCAGTATTGCTATTCTCCCTCATAGTTTTCTATGCTGTAGTAATATCTGCATTCTAATAGTAATTCAGCCTTGCCCTGTCAGAAAACAGTCTTTCAAGCTCACGCTTTAATGACTGGCTTCCTTCATTTAAAGCTTTCATTACATCTGCATATGGATCACCGTTTCCACCTGAAATGTTAATTACAGGCGCAAAAGTAATATTTACTGCAGAAGTGTTACCAGAAGAATTACCACCAAGCATCGATTCAAGTTTAGATAATGGAAGAATTGCCTCATTCTCCCTACCTTCACCAACCATGGCAAGTGTAGGTGCTGTAGCAATACCACCATGAGCTAAAGCTGGAACCTCAGGAATATTTAAAGAGAAAGTCTTTCCGCCTATTCCTGGAACCCAGTCAGGTATGCTGAAACTTAAAGCATTTAATGCGCCCAGAGCTTTATTAATGAGGAAAATCACACCGTTAACAGGAGCCTTGGCCACATCTTTTATTCCGGCAAATACAGTTCCAAAAATGTTTACTGCATTCTCCCAGGCTGCGCCCCATTCCCCGGCAAAGATATTCTTAACAAAGTCTATAATGTTGCTGAATACTGATGTTAAGTTCTCCCAGATAGAGATGATCTTCTTTACAGCCGCTGTAACTATACCTGCGATTGCAGGGAATTTCTCCTCAAAGCTTCTCCATAAACCAATCAGATAGGCTTTGATTGTGTCCCAGTTCTTATACAGAAGAACGCCTACAGCAATCAGTGCCACTATACCGGCAATCACCAGTGAAATCGGGTTGGCCATCATTACTGCATTGACTGCAAGCATGGCGGTTTTAATCATGGTAAATACTTTATACAGCTTCAGGATGTTGGTCACTGTGGACATCACAAGAAAACCAGTACCGCCTAAAAGCAGGTTGAATGAACCTAAAACCGCTAGAATGGAACCAAATGCCGCAGCACCAATTCCAATCCATTTAACCAGTGTCTGATGTTTCTTGGTAAAGTTTCCTACCCAGGTAACACCGCTGGCTAAAGTCTGAACTACAGTTCTCATGGTTGGCTGCAGAGCTTCAAAGGCACGGATTGCAGTATAGGAGATGGCAGAGCCTAAGCCCTGAAAATCTCCATCCAGATTGTCAATCTTCTTACCTGCCATTTCTGCAGCTTTACCGGTTTGATTCATTGAACCGATTAAATCCGGCAGAGTTCCGTTTGCAATACTGTCTAAAAGCTTACTGGTCTCCACCATGTTTCTGGCACCAAAAATTTTAGTGAGCTGAACATTGCGGGCTTCCTGAGGCAGTTTCTGAAGAATTGCAGAGAGATCATTCATAATCTCCATGGTAGTCTTCTGTTCCCCATTTGCTTTAAGAGAGGATAGACCTAACTCATGGAAGGCTTTTGACTGAGCTTCGGTAGGAGCTTTCAGAGTAACGAGAGTCTTCTTAAGTCCTTCTGCCCCAAGCCCCATTTTATCCATGGCCACAGCCATGGCAGCAGACTCTTCAAAACTCAAGCCCATCTGACTTAATGCAGGACCAACTGCACCAAGTTTTTCTGAAAGCTGATCTGCAGATAGACCACTCTTACTCATGGCCACCGCCAGAACATCACTCAGTCTGGCAGAGTCATTTGCTCCGAGATTAAAGGCTTTCATTGACTTCAGTGCAAACTCAGAAGCCTCGGCAAAATCCTTGCCGGTAATCATTGCAAGATTGGCCATAGCATCCATGGCCTTGCTTGATTCCTCAACGCTATATCCGGCACGTACAAATTTCTCAATGCCTAAGGCTGCCTGATCTGCACTTAAGATAGTATCTCTTCCGAGTAGAGTTGCCCTCTCCTGTACAGAAGCCAGCTGTTCAGCAGTAAGATTTGAGGTTGCAGCCAGAGAGCTCATCTGTTTTTCAAGGGCAATACCAGGCTCTAAAGCCTTCTTTAAAGCAAGTCCCATTGCAACAGCACTGGCCACCTGAGCTCCACCTGCAGCCATACGACCGGAGGCTGCACCTTTTAATTTCTCTGATGCATTGATTTTGCTCTGCAGTGCCTGAGCTTTTGCAGCTTTCTGTACTGCTACGGCCAGCTGATTCTCTTCTAATCTTAACTGCTTTATTGATTTACCGGCCATACCGGTAGAAGCATTCAGACTTACAAGAGTAGCTTTCTGTTTCTGATATGCACTTGATGCCTTATCAGCAGCAAGTTTAGCCTGAGCATACTGAGCCTTAAGCTCTGCACTTGGTCTTTTAGCCTGTGCCATCTTAGAAGCCAGAGCACGAACAGACTGCTGAGCTTTTGAATAAGCCTGTGCCGCTTTGAGAGTTGATTCTCTCTGCTTCATCACTTTATCAAGATTGTACTGATGCGTTTTTAATGCATTTACAGATTCCTGATATCCGCTTAAAGCTTTCTTTGCCTTTGTAAAGGATGCAGATAGACTAGGATCAACCTTGGCCGTAAGAGCTAATCCTAATTCATATAAATTTGTTGCCATAGTTATCTGCTCCTGGATTGAGCTTTTATTGCCTTTGACATTTCTTTATTCATCTTAAGATCATTCTCAAGAAGTTCTGCAACGTCACTGATGGGCATAGCCATTAAATCAAGATAGGAAGTATGAAGCTCCTTTGAAAGGAACATCACACTTCTTGTATATTGGTCAAGCCAGTACTCTAACTGTCCCTCACCAATGATTGAGCAAAAAAAGTCTGTATTCTCATAAGAATTCCCAGATAATCCGGAATCTTTAATGCCTCAAAGAATTCAATCGGCATTTTGCATATCTGAGAAATAAAGAACATCAGAAAATCATCATCGGAAACAAGCTGAGTGTTTGACTGATTTTTGATTAAAAGATTATTTCCATTTAAGGATTTATAAGCCTTAATCTGATTCTTCAGCTCTTTGCCTGAAAGATCTTCTAAGGGAATATCTACAGACTTATAGTCCTTACCTTCAAACTTTACGGTTTCAATAAAATCAATATGCATATAATCTCCTTACATGCCTAACTGACTTCTTACGTCTGAAAGTAAATCATTGCCGTTTACCTTGTAGATGAAGTTAAGCTTGTCAAGCTCTAATACTTCCTTGTCAGCAATTTCAATCTTCAGATAGGTGATCTCATACTCGGTTGTGGTATCAGATGAGGCACCAACTTCCAGTGATCCCAGACCGACAGTCTTGGTTACACCTTTAGTAACAATCTTGATTCCCTTAGGAACAAGCTGATTGGTTGCATTATCCAGGAACTGCTGAGAACCGCGGAAGGTCAGCTCAACGCCACTCATATTTAGCAGAGTTAGAGCTTCCTCGGTAATTGAACGCCAGTTGATAGTTGCGCTCATTGCCTGGAAATGACCCAATACAGAAGTTTCAATCTCACCAGCAATACCGGCACCGGAGATACTGTCGGTCATGTGAGCTAGTTCAGGTAAATCAACTGTAGCTACACCAATCTGATTTACACCGTCTTTGTACACTCTGTAGTTGATTGTCTTGTCGGGAGTTAAAGCATTTTCAGCCATTTTTATAATCCTCTTAAACTATAAATCCGTCATAAAGACGGATTTAAAAATCTTAGCCAAACAGGGTTGAATAGTAATCAGTATCAATCTCAAGATTGAACTCCATATCCTCAGCAGGTGAAGGAGGAGTCATAAATACCTTGAAGTGATAGATGCCATCCATAAGCTCAATGGTAGGATTATCTTCTTCTCGGAACAGACAACGACCACCAAGCAGCTGACCACGGGCCACCAGAGAGTTGAGCCACTGATTGATTGAATTAACAACAGTCTCTATCAGTCTGCGGTTACCTGGTTCATCCACCTTCTGCCATACAGTCAGTACAATGGTATTGCCTACCCACTGGAACATACGGCGAACTGATATCCAGGCATCCTTAGGATCAGTGTTGCCAGGATAGCAGCAGGTTCTATTGCCCCAGATAGTCCATCCCTTGATGAAGTTCAGGAAGGTCATAATACCCTGACCATTCAGATAGTTTGCTTCCTCATTACCAAATACTACTTCAGAGCCATCCTCAAGGCATAAACCGGTGATTGATGCATTCTTATTTGAAGGAGAGCAATAAGGGACACCACCGTAAGTATTGTCAGTAACACCGATAACACCGGCAAGATGAACTGATGCATGGTAGATGGTCTCTGTATTTCTTACCTTTGGCCAACATAGAATCTGCTGAGTTAAGATGAGATTATTAGTCTTCTTCCACTGAGGGACAGCAGAATAAACCTGAACAGAGCTGTTTGCAGGAGCATCACACAGAGCCATAGCTCTGAAATTACCGTTAATCAGAACGGCTTTTGCTCCCATGATTGCTGCAACTTCTGGGTCTTCTGAATAACCCGGAGCAAGTACAAGGGTAGGAACTAGTGAGAACTTAGGATATACCTCATTGATAAGCTCTAAGCCTTTGCGCTTTCCGGTGGTTGAATTGATACCGCCAATAATATCATTCTTGGTGACAAGTGAAGGATCAATCTTATAGCCTGATACAGTTACAGTCTCAGGAACAGTTGAACCAATCCAGCTGATGATTAGATACCCCTCCTCATCAAAGGCGGTTTCATAGTCAGTTCCTTCAACATAGGTCACAGCTGATTCATCTGAAAGACCGTTGGTTACGACAAGAGTTTCAGCTATAACTCCTAAAACAGCAAGCTTGGCAGCATCATCCTCTAAGGTTAACTCTGTTGCACTTACGGCAGTCTTATGAGTGGCAGGATCTAGAACATTGACAAAAATACAAGGAACAATGCCGTAGAAATTGAAGTTTGCATACATAAACTCGCATAAGCTGTAATTAAACTTCTTATCACCATTGGCATTAAATGACTGAGCAGCTTCGAAGCCGAAATATTTAACCGCCTCAGCATAGGAGTTGATTAAAACCGGTTCATTGATTTTTCTGTCGGCAGCTGCAATCTGATTAACCGGAGCAGTACCAACCACAAAAGGAAGTGCGCTTTCAACTCGGACAGTAGGAATTAAAGAAGTCCCTGTCTCAGAGATATAAACACCATGTTTGTAATTTGCCATTCTTATTCTCCTTTAATTTCCAGAGCTTTGCTGTATGCACTATGCAGTTTTGAGCCTTTCTGAGAAACTTCAGCTGAAGCTTTTACATAATCCTTGGTAGAAACAATCAGAGTTTCCAGTACAGGATGTTTCTCTACTAAAGCCTTGGCAACATCGGTCAGGCCATCGGCAAAAACCATGTTGCTCTTAAAGTAGCCTTTTGGAATAGATGGGCCTACATAAATACGTGGCCAGGTCTTTTCCGTCTGAGTTTTGCTTTGTGCCACATTCTCTGCAGCAGCTTCTGCTTTCTTTGCCATCTTTTAATCCTCTCTAAAAATAGATGTTTCAAACTGGCTGGTATAGATTCGCCAAGAGGTTGATATCACTACCATGTAATAAGGTTCCTTCTGATCAAAAGGAAGATTCCATTTCATCTCACCGACTCGCTCATACTTATGATCAAGGATGTTGTCCTCAAGCTGAGCTAATCTCATCAGAAGTCTGTGAGTTACATTCATCGTATCCTTGTATGCCACGTCATCATGGGCAAAGGTTCCTACAATAATGTCAATGTTTAAATCTGTGGCTCCGTTACGGACTGTACCTTCACTTGGTCTTACCGTTACAAACGGATAATCTGCATCGTTATCAAAGCTCTTGGATGGGAGCCAGCCGTTGTAAACCTTGATTGCAATCTCATCTGAGGGATCATCCTCATACTCCGGAGTTTCCTCTTCATAAAGACTGCCGGGGCGGGCTTCTGTCTGACGGGGTGGTTTTGGCAGTCTGAAATCGCCAAGAGCCTCTTCAACAAATTCACAAAGCGCATCAACGCAGTAAAGCTCGACCATTACTTGGTTACTCCCTTTAATAGAGCCCCGACTTCATGATCCAGTCTCTTCATAAAAACCTCTTCTGCATTCTTCTGCAGTTCTTCAAAAGCATTTTCCTGACCTAATAACTGAGGAACCGTTGGTCCGCTCTTTACTTCTATAGGTAATCGTTTATTGGTTGTACGTCTGAATACCGTACCATTCCATACAAAGCCATTTTTAACAGTAAAGGGAGAGCCTTTTTTGATCTCAGCTGTTACCTCACGAAAAGCTTTACCGGTGGTATCTCTGTTAGGTGAGTATCTGTAGCTGGCCATTGAAAGACTGGCTTTAGGTGATCTGCTTAAAAACTCTGCTACAAGCTCAGTTTTGGAAGCTTTTTTAACAGAAATACTCTGTTTTACACTTGAAGCTCTGATTGTGTACTGTTCTTTAAGTATTCTTGCCGCTTCCGTTTTCGTTGAATCAATTGCCCTGTTCATTGCTCTGGCAATAGCAACCGGAATAACCTTTGGAGTAGCCTCAAGATAGGAGGTAAGCTTCTTTACAGCTTTCTCATCCAGCCTGACGTAGTTATCTGCCATATCACTGCTCCACCATTTCAAGAGTTAGAATGTCAACTCCCTGCTCATGCTGTACATCTCTGCACATGTACCTTAGCTTGTTGATAGTTACAACCGAATCAATCAGAGGCAGAGGAGATAAATCCCCCTGCCTGAGATAAACAACAACTGTAGCTTTGAAAATTCCCTGTATCTGAGCCCCTTCAAAAGAATTAGCCACAGAGTTATCAATCACAGCTTTTACTCTGTTACCGTTGATATCCCAGTAATCAGCAAATTCACTGTCATTGATAAAGATGTCTAAATCCTGTCGGAGGCTCTGTTTGAAGTTCATTTTTTAGCTCGCTTGTTTCCGGAAGATTTCTTTGTCTTTTCAGTCTGTATTATTTCGGTGACTTCAGCTTCTTCAGTCTTTGCAGATTCCATAACAGTTTCAGTTTTTACAGTCTCTGTTCTGATCTCTTCAGCAAGGCCTCTTTTCACCCAGTCTGACGCTTCCCCGTCAGATAGACAGAGAGCAGTTCCCACTGGAAGAACTGCTCCCTGATAAATAACATTAGACTTTAGCATAACGTCCATTAGTTAGTTACCTTCAGAATGTAGAAGCCCAAAGGCTCATTTACAATCATCAAAGGAGCAGACTTCAACTGGACGATTCGACCGGCAGGATTACTCATCTGCAACCATGAGTTTGGTACACGATCACCCTCAACAAAACTGTGAGTATTTGCTGCGACATTAACAATATCAACCAGACCGTAGGCACGGGTTGTATTTACCCCTCGGCAGGCAATCAGCACAGAATCAGCAGGAATCATTGGCTTCTCTTCTGCAGCTACATCGTCATAGTAGGTTTCGTCATAGGTAAATACGTCAAGATTTGGCAAGCGTAAACCGCCAATGTAGGAAACACCGTCCTCAAGCTGACGAGGATCAATCTGTCCCATATCGATACGACGTGAGTTGAAGGCAGTGGTATCGCCCTTTAAGGCATTGATTAAAGCATCAACTGCCTTGGAGCCTGCAATCATCTCAACAGGGGTCAGACCTGACTTCTGAGCAATGGTACGGCATACAGCACGTAGATCAGAAAGAGGATCTGCGCCGGCTGCAGTCCATAAGGTTGATACAGTTGATTTTGGTTTGTCACCATCAGCTAAATCTGCCCAGAAATCAATCTGATCATCAACGCCTTCACCCTTTATTAGAATCTTGCCGGTGGTTAAGGCCTGAGCACACATAACCTCTTCGGTACGTGTAATTTCCTTATCCATCTCATTTAGATCCTGAGCCAGAATTTCTGCAGCTCTGTCATTAGGAGAACGACCGGAATACAGCTGCTCACCAGGTAATCTCTGCATTGCGTCCTCAGCAGTACATACACGGTAAGGTGCTATATAAGCTGGTCTGTAGGTTGTGGTCTTGTAACCTTCTCTGAAATCCTGAGTACCACCTAAACGACGGTTTACAAATGGAGCCAGCTTGCGCTTGCCCGGACCTTTGATATCAATATCTACAGTCTCAGTATTAAAAGTCTTTTTATTTGAGAAATAACGGTCACGCAGAAATGAACGGGCACGATACTCAGAACTTACCATCTGCATCATTGTGCGTGGTTCAAATAAAGATACAGTCATCTTAATAATCTCCTGTTAGCGTAAGAAAATTCCAACATCACGTGCCTGTTTAATAAAGTTGCTTACAGATAAGCCTTCAGCCAGTACGATGGCATCCTTATTAAAGTCACCGGTTACATAAACAACACCGTCAGCATCACCAGCCGAAGCGTTAACATCATCAGTCATAATGCCGAACACATCTGAATATGTAGTTGTGGTTACAGCATCATCTCCTTCACCTGTGGTAACTGAATCTGAATCAACAGCAGTAACCTTGCCGTTAACCATCTTTACCAGAGCACCACGTTTCAGATTCTGACCTGATGCAACGGTTACAGGAAAGGTCTTAATCTCATCACGGTTAAGACCTGCAAATAACTCGTCATATCCAGTTGACTCACTAGTTCTTAAATCAGCCATTTTGAACTCCTGTTATTTATATCCATTAAGCTTTTTCAGATTTTCATGAACTGCATTCACAATGCTGTTGCGAGCCTCAGCATCCTTGTCCTGAGGGAGAGCACCTTCCGGAGGCTGAACACCTTCAAGATCATTTGCTAAAGCTTTTGCATCGGCTTCAATTGATGAAGTCTTTGACTGTTTCTGCTCTTTCTGCATTTTGATTGTCTCAATGGCAACCTGTTCTGCAGTCATTGGGTCTTCAAACATTGCCTTTACAACAAGCTCATGATTTACTCCGTTATCAATCTCTGACAGAGACTTGATACGATTTCTTTCTGCCTGGACAGCTTCAGCAACTATTGCCTTGAACAAATCAGGATGTTCTGCATTCAGACGTTCCGCTGTCATAGCTTCCTTTTTCTGCTCCTCAGCCTTTGCAACAATCTGAGTATCATCTACCTTAGCTGCAGGCTTTGGGTCTTCTGGTTTCTTACTCATTAACATCTCCTTCGATGGTTTACGTAAGTTTTTCAAATCCCATTCACAGCCTGCAATGGCTAGAATGTGATCGTCCTTCATATAAGCAGTTACCTGCTCTCCTTCGTCAATCTCATCGGCAAAACCTTTCTCTACAGCCTCTTCAGCGGTAAACCATGATTCTGCGTCCATGAGCGACTTAATTTCTTTGTCTTCAAGTCCGGTTTTATCTGCATAAATAGAACGCATAGATTCAGCGCATTTATTCAGAATACCTGCCTGTTTCTCAAGCTCCTGCGCATTTCCAAAAGCCAGAGACATTGGATTGTGAATCATGAACAGGGAGCCTTTACTGATTACCGTCTTGGCATTTTTCAATGAAGTAATCAGGGTTGCTGCAGAAGCAGCAAGGCCAGTAACATGAATCGTGATACTGGCCTTGTGTCTTGATAAAATTCCGTTGATTGCCAAAGCACTGTCAACATTGCCACCAGGGGAATTGATGTAAATATCTAAGGGCTTCGTAGGATTGATAGCCTCAAATGCCTTTGCAACAACAGCCTCATCAAAACATTTCTCATCTTTAAACCACTGCTCTGCAATCGGTCCATAAAAAGAAAGCTGAGTACTCTCAGCTTCTTCTTTGATTGCCAGCAAAGGCTTAGAAGTAATATCTAGGTTTTTGACCATTATCTTTATCCTCTTGTGACCCCTCATCATCATTATCCTGATCTGAGGTTTTCTCTTCTGTTATCTTTGAAGTTTCCGCCGAGGAAATTCCATACTCCTGCATCAGCTTTTCTTCTCGTCCCCTCTGAGCTGCAATCATGTCAAAACTCATGCCGGTAAGTTCTGCTGCTTCATGTTCACGGGTAGAGAAGCCTTCCTGAACTCTAACCTTGGCAGCATTAACTTCCTTGAGAGGATCAAGCTGTCCCTGAGTATCACCAGACCAGTCAGCCAATGACCAGGCTTTTCTGACTGCAGGATCATCAAAGAAACCAGGAGCCTCAATTCTGCCCTTGCTTACAGCCTCTGATAGCCATTCCTCATACACAGGCTGGCACAGACGGTTAACAATCCACTGTCTGCGCATACGGAACATTTTCCATGCTTCAAGCAGAGCTCCACGGGAAGCACTGTAGGAAGCGGTAAAATTCTTTACCAGCAGTTCATATGGAAGCTCAAGAGCAGCACCAATCTGCTTACAGATTGAGGTAACAAATCCGTCAAATGCGGTATTAGGTCTGCCGGGATTTGCCGTTGAGACCTTTTCTCCTTCTGCAAGATTTACTATGGCACCATTTCCTAAACTTACATCATTAGGATCAGAAGTTGCCGCACTCACATCAAGGCCAGGCATTCCGCTCATCATGGAGCTTATCCCGTTCTCCGGAGCATCCTGTGTAATGAACACAGTAAAATAACCGGCCACCACTGCTGCAACCAGTTCAGCATCCGTATATCTGCCCAACTGTTTCAATGCTTCTATAACAGGAGCAAGAAGAGGCACACCTCGTCTCTGTCCAGGACGCTCAATATCGCTCATCAGATGAAGAATATTTCGTCTGCCAGACTGAGCTCCAAAGGCAAGCACTCGCCTCCAGTCCTGATTCGGATCACTGGTTGGTCTATGGATGGTTCCTGGATGATATTTTGCTACCCAGTAAGCTATAGGCTCACCATATTTACCGACTTCAACGCCTTCAAGAATAGAATTGTCAAAAGCGCCCTTTACCCCTTTTGCTGGATTGCAGATACGGTCAGCCTCAATCAGATCAACTCTTAAATCATATGGGCAGTTAGGTCTGCTTATAAAAGGCAGGGCTACAAAGCAGTCTCCGCTCATCAGAGTAGATATCAGCGCCAGAGCCTGGAACTCATAAAAGGTACACATTCTTGCAGCATCACAGTTAACGTTGTCTGACCATAAAAGCCATTCACGCTCTGTTTTCTTCTGCCAGGCTACAGCTTCTTCTTCAGACAGTCCCAGCAGTTCTCGGTCAATGTGACTATTCATCATAAGACCTGAGCCAATTACATTGGTTCTAATGGTCTTAAGAGCTCCGGTTGCAAGAGGCACTCCCATATACAAATCACGGGAACGTTCTCTTAACAACTTAATATTGTCTGTAATATCCTCATCCGCCGAACCGCTGTGACTCATCCAGCCAATCAGAGATTTTCTAGCATATGAAGCACCGTAATGACTGTAACCGCTATTGACTATTCTGCGATTGTTAACTGCTGCAGGAGCATTTGATTTCTTCACTGATTCAGATGCTTTAACAACAGTCTTTTGAGTAGTTGTTTTTCTTGTTGCCATATCTTAAAAATCCTGTGGAATTGCACGCTGAATTCTTGGACGAGTATGACCGTTTTCAAAGAAATCAATAATCTCATTAAAGAAATCAAGCTGTTCCATAAGTTCAGAGAGTTTAACTCGGGTTAGAGAACGAGAGCCAATGGTATAACTCTGTCCAGTTCTTAGAGCCTTTATGGCTTCCTTGATTTCTTTTCTTTCAGTCAAAGCTTCTTCGTATGTATAGCCTTTGTAATATTTAACTTCCCTCATACGACACCTTTACTAAATACACGTCTCTTTCTTGCCTGAGGCTGAACTGATGTTATATGAGTTTCGCTCTGACACAGCTGCATGAACGCAGGTCTCATAAGCTCAATAGCGGCTGTTGCATATACAGCACAATCCAGAGCTTCATTACGTTCACGCAGTTTCTTCCAGCGTTCAGTCATACGACCTTTTTCAAACTTACGCTCAAAGACCTCAGCGGTTAATTGCTTAAAATATTCCTCAGTAAAGCCACAATCACGGGCTAAAGGATAATGCACATAAGCCGGACCGATATCATTAACCCTCAGGCGATTCATTAAAAGTCGTTTACCAGAATCAACACCGAGGACAAACAGATGAGCTCTGTATCGGTTATTCTGTGAGGGCGAACCTACAAGAGGCTTTCCAATGGTTGAAGCACCCTTGATGGCAAACACTCTGCCTTTCTCACGACCTTTTGTATACTGGTACACGGTATCAGTCATTGAACCGTCACCGGAATCCACGAAGGTACAGGCAATTTTTAAATCTCTTCCATCCTGAATATGGAAGTTCTCCATCAGAAGACAGTCAAGCTGGCTCCAGACTTCATTCTGTTTGGTATCACCAAAAAAAACTCTGTGGCAGATACCCCATGATTCAAAATCTGCACCCCACCCAAGAACGGTACATTCAAGACGATCCTGCTGCACGTCTACGCCACAGGTTAACATTCTGATTAAGGATGGTAGACCGTCCTGAGGATAGTACTCACGACGATTACAGAGTTTTTCCCAGAAATTCAGATCTGCTTCGTCTTCATGCCAAGGTTCTCCTAGTTTCAGGTTGATAAATTCCTGAAGTCCTTCCTTATCCTTTTTATGGTTGGCATCCTCCCATTCTTCAACTAGATCACGCAATTCAACCCATGGAGAACATAAAGACGTTAAGTGATAACCTTTTATGCGAGATTCCGGATTCTTTGGAATCCATACTCCGCTTTCAAGTAAATAAGGGTCAGGTTTTCCGTTTCCTCTCACTTTTTCATGACAGTGAGGGCATTCCATTCGGATTGAATCTTCAACCAGATAACCTTGTTCATCATTAGTCCAATGAACAGTGTCCCACACCATTTCAAACTGCTTGCCACAGTGAGGGCATGTAACAAAGAATCCTCGCTGGTCCGACTTCATGAATTCCTCATAGATAGTCGGGCCATCGGCTCTCTGTTCTGTCGTTGGAGTAGAAACAAAGACAATCTTTTTATTTGAGAAGTTGGTTGTACGCTGTACAGCTAACTTCAGAGAGTCTCCTTCCTGGGTTGAGCCAAATCGGTCAATCTCATCACAAAGTAATACTCGTATAGGACGCGAGGCCAAACCGGAAGGTGAATTGGAACCAACCATGGCGAGGTAACCTCCGGTAAAGCTTTTCATACGAATAGTTGAACCGGATTTACGAGAACGACCTTTTTCATCTGTGCTTGCCACACTCATCTTCTCCTTTAAAACAGGAGTTGCCTGAATGGTCGGATCAATACGTTCTTTGGAAAAAGCTTCCGCATTTTCAACTGTTGGCTGAACCATCATGATAGAAGACGGCTCCTGATCCATGTAATACCCCATTACATTCATCAGCAGCTCTGACTTCGCAACCTGAGAAGCTGCCATGATTACAACCTTCTCAACACTGTGAGAAGTTGCCATATCCAATGGCTCTCTCATGTATGGGACTCTATTGGTTCTCCACTGACCAGGCTCAGGAGATGTGCCAGGAGCGATAAAACGGTATTGATCTGCCCACTCTGAACCAGTAAGCCTTGGTCGGGCTTTTAAAGTTTTTCTTAATCCAGAAAAAAATAGATTCATAGGCTTAAAATAGAGAAAAGCACAGACAACCTTCGACAATCATCTGTGCTTATTCATAAGGGAATAATTATATGAACAGTAACTCTACAAATAAAACATTTACAAAAGAAGAACGAATAAATATTATAAATCGACTTATAAACTTAACAGAAAAGGAGCAAGCTTTACAAAATTGGAATTATTCTGTTGAAGTTTTACAAAGCTATTCAAAACTGAGACAAACAGCTCAGTATTTAGCAAAAGCAAATCCTTTTGACTTTTTTAACAATGGATTTCTACCTGATTTTGATTATTTTGAAAAAATCACAAAAATTGGAGAAGGGATTAACAAAATAAGACAATTACCAGAGAATGAACAAAAAATATTTTTTGTCTATCATAAAAAGACAAATTTAAAAACGGTATATAGTTATCTTGAAGAATTTTCTAGTCAATCCTTTACAGAAATAAGTGATTATATAACTCATCTTCCTCTTACATATAAACAGAAAAAAGAAGTAGGAATAACCAATGGAAAATTCCTAGATTCAATGATAGACCATGGTTTTCAATGTTTATTTGCAGCCTCTCTGTTATTTGTCGAAATTAACGATGATTATAAACTTCATATTTTTCAAAACACCGAGCTAGAACAAGTCCAAGAATTAGTGCAAAAAGAAAAGTCAGAACAAACAGTTTCCAAACAAAACAAGGATCAAGAATTTCTGCTAAACCAGACCAAAGATTGTAAAGAAGCAAAGAAAAAGGAATTAGAAGAAGAAAATAAAAAAAAGATTTAATCATTAGTTATTTCTCCTTAGAAATATGGTTATACCACTCAATCAGATGGTTATAGTACGTTGTTGTAATGTCGCAATCTTTAGCAACAATCAGTTGTTCATTAAGAAGTCTTTGAAGTTTTGCCTGGTCTTTTCCACTGCATTGACATTTGTCTTTTTGAACTGTTCCGGAAGCTGAGGCATCTGAGGGCAGTGTTGATGTACTGGAATCGGCAAGGTCTGACTGCAGCTGCAGCATATTAAGCTCATAAACGACATCACTATAACGCTTTTCAAGATCTGCCAAATCTTCCTGCGTTTCATTAACTGTGATTTGCGCTTGTTTCTGGTGTTCATGTTCAACCTCTAACTGCTTAATGAGATTTTGATTTTCTTCTCTGAGTGCAGTCTGCTGAATATTCAACCTATCCAGTTCAGCTTTTGCATCACTAAAAGAATAACCACCGAAAAAACCTAATGTGCAGGCCGTAACAGCTACAATTGCATAATTCTTAATTGAATCAAACACAGAACACCCCCTTTAAAAAGTGCCCCTAAAATAAGGGGCAATAACAAACATAAGGAGTAAATATCATGAAGCGAAACTGGCACTGCCCTGAGGAATTGAACCTCTCCTTAATTACCATGATTGTTCTAGCACACCAATAAAGGTACACCACCAATCAAGAGCGAACACGTCTGAACACCCATCAGCAATCAAATGCCCCGTACACCAAGAGCAGTAGTGGTAGCTTCTATCCTACGTGTCGTAGGCGAGTGGTACAAGAAGCTACAAGACCCTCACATTTTTAGACTAAGAAAGAAATAGTTTTGCTTCAGCTTTACGGCGCCTGGTTAATCCTTCAACTTCAACACCACCGGCTTTGTTAATATCCAGAAACTCTTTGGCAGCGCCTTCCTTATCTCCTGCCTTCATCTTCTTCCAGAGCTTGTAGCTAACTAAAGTCTGAAGAGGAGTTAAACGCTTGCCATTCTTGAGCGCGCCCTGCAGATTAAAAAGAAGACATACCAGAGCATCAAACATGCCCTGAGTAACTTCAATCTCATCAATGTTCAAAGCAGACTCAATCTGATGTTCATATTTGGCAATATCTGCCTTTAATAATCTCTCTGCTTCTGCCTCAGTGCAGACCATGCCTTCATTCACTTCAGATGAATGATGGCCGTAGCCAATTGTCCATCCCTTCTCATGAGGAAGAGGTTTATATGCTTTTGTTCTGAGGCCTTCAAAATTCTGAATAAGGGCGATGGCATGAGAAGAAACGTGCATTTTAATTAAGTCCTGAATTTAAATATCCGGCAAAGCAGACTCCACCGATTGAGAAAAGACCATAAACTACCAGGGGCACTCCAAAGGCAATACTCAGAAATGCCCAGGAGAATTCAGCAGAGAAAATCAAAGGAATAAGAAACCTTGATAAATATCGTTTATGCTTATTGCTCATTTTTCTTCTCCACTTTGTCTAACCCATATCTCTTAGCAATCCAGTCCAGAACTCTGCCAATACCAAACAGCCCTATCATCACACCATAAGGGACTGCATCCCATGCCTCAAAACGCTCAGGAAAATATCTGTAACCTAGCCAGCATATGGCCATGGCCCCTATTCCTGAGATTAAAGCGTAATAAATTCTTCTTATTAACTCTGGTGGCTTTTTGAAAAAGGAGCTTACAAGAAATGAGGTTACACCACAGGCCACGCCACCTAGTCCGAACATAACAACTTCAGAAGGTAACATGACGTAAATCTCCAGATAAAAGAAAAGCCTCTCAAATCCCTGAGAGGCCTTAGAACCACCTAATCACAGTTTGCCACTGTATTGTCTATAAGTATGAAACAGAAAAACGATCTAAAAACGATCTAAAAACGATCCCTTTTATAAAACGCTCATAGATTGATTTTTGAGGTCTTGGTGGTACAGATACCCATTTATATAAAAGAAATACGTCTGAGGTGGCTTAGATTTGAAATTTGAGGGTATATAAGATAGATATTGCACCTATCATATTTTATTTATGAAAATTTTTTTGTTGTTTTTTTATAACTGAACAAACAGTTTCTGAAGTTCTTCAAGTGCCTTATTGATTTCTATATCAACAATCTCTTCAATGTCTCTGGCGGTACGACCTTCACAGACTGTTGCAACTCTGGATGGGATTGTAATCAGTTTACTGCGAATCAGAGTGCCAATTTCTTCTGCATCATGGTTGATGCGTTCAATTGGAATCAGGCGCTTCTCCATCTCATCAACTTTCATCTTCTGTTCTTGAACTTGAAGCGCGGTTAGATATGCTTTAGCTGAATTTAGAATTTGTCCAGGATTTGAATCTATTCCCTCAAGCCAGGATGTTAGAAGTTTTTTGAAATCCTGAGAATTTTTGCTGTTTAAGTCCGCACCTATCTTTTTAGAGATTTTTTCTATTTTGTCAGAAGCCTGCTCCTGCTTTTTCTTGTAGGTCATGTAAGCTTTACGGCCCTGAGAAAGACTAATCTGCTGATTACTGTCAGTAGTCAGAATACCTTTTGAAATAAGGTTTCTCACGGTTTTCTCATCAACACCAATGTCCCGGGCAAAAGCTCTACGTGAGACTCCATCAGAAAAATAATCGGACATATCTGCTACCTCACAAAAAGACCATCCTTCTGCTGATTATTATAGCAAAGTCCGCATTATAAAAAGTAGTGTAGCTAGTCGATTTTCGGGCGTCTCGCCACCCGAACTCGTTTTTAAGCTGTCACAGTACCTTTTCAGGATTAGACAAGTCAAATAAATCAAAGTACATCAATCTAGTGGCTAATTTTTTATTTGAAATATCATTCTCCTCATAAGATGCCTCTTGTTCATCTGATGAGAATAAAAACTGGAAAGCGTTTTTAGTATAAAAATCTAGAACATCACTGCAATTAAGAGCATCAACAATGACGAATCTGCAACCGGTTTTATTTTCAGCATCACAAAACCATCTTTTGATTTCTTTTAAGATCTCACTTCCATAACCACGGCGACGATAATTTTTATTAACACCAAGACGACCAATTAAAACACCTGGATATCTTTTTAGATGTTTGCCTTCAGTTTGTTTTAGCATCTTCTTTTTTCTGTTATTTGGAAGATCAAATATTCTTAAACTATCGTTTGCTACAGTATAAGCGGCAATTATTTCCAGATCTTTACCCTGTTGAGCCTGTTCAAGTTTTCTCACATAACAATATGTTTTCCCCATCAGTCTTTCATCATAAAGAAGAGCTTCCTTAGCGAAAAATTCATCTAGATCACTATCACCGCAGGAAAAATTAAGGCTTCTATCCAGAAGCCCCTTGGTTAACTTATAAAATTCAAAATTTTCTTCTTGAAATGTTTTCATATTTACAAAACAATAGGATTGTTTAATTTTCTCATTATAGCCTGGTGATTAGGATCTTTTGTAATATCCTTAAGTGTACCAGCCTTCTTTTGTTCAAAATAACGACGCTCAGCATCTTCTGCTCTTTTTAAGAAGGTGGCTGCAGCCTCGCCCGTTAAAGTAGGGATCACTTTAATTGGTCTAGCCATTTTTCAGTCCTCTTAAACAAATTATTCTTAGAAAAAGTATAGTTAATTATTCAAAATAAAGTTTGTACATTATACACAAATCTTAACCAAAATATAACAATATTACACTTATTTGCAACACATAAGAGCTGATAAGGATAAGTTAAGACAATTTAGGATAAGTCAGAAATTATCAATAAACTGCTGATACATCTTGTCTTTGAATTTAGAGTTTCGTTCCTCAGACTTGAGTAAGTCCTGCTCATAAAGAAAGGTCTTTGGTTCATTGCTCTTAAACGGTTCTATTCCTAAAAGCCATTTTGCTGCAATGGTTGGATCTTTATGAGCGCGCATATAATGTCTGCAGAGTCTTCTCATCTTCTGATAAGAAACACCGTGCTCTTTACAGAATAAGCGCATTGAGCGATAACACTTACCTTCAAATTCAAACACCTTCATTCATGATCCTTAGCTGATTGAGAATCAACTGTTCACCCCTTCTGATTAAATCACAGATAGCCTGAGTAGTAACATACCTTAAAGCTGTATCTACAGCAGGATTGAATTCAAAGTAGTTTGAGCAATGACGTGGTTTTATTTTCTGCTCTTTGTTCTGTTTTTTCAGAATCAGGAAAATCTCATCTGGAGATTTACACTGGATATAAAACATGTTGAGCAGTTTATACAGATTAGGCTGTTTCTGTTTTAATTCACAGAATGCCTTATCAATAATCATAGCAGATTCATCAGAAATGGTATAAGTCTGATTTGATGAAGTGTGTCCTGGATAACCAGAACATCCAAAATAGCGTGACCAGAGGCCATAATTGTGAAGAAGGCGAATGTATTCACGGGAATTATCTTCACTGATAGCGCAAATAATTTCATTTGTCAGCATATGAACCTCACATCATGGTTTTATAGATTACAGGAATTGCCTGAACTATAAATTCATAGGTCAGTTTCACACCGAGGGATTTTGCTTTTGAGAGAATACGATTCCATAAAGTCTGGTCTCTCAGAACTTCAAGTAAATCATACCCCTTCATTGTCATACGAATATCAGGCACATTGGGAGCCTGAGGCAGAAAGTTCGGATGGTATGTACATTTACCATCATCGTCCATATCTGAAACAAGTTCGTAATTGGTGATGAGTTCACTTTCATTAAGAAGCTCGTAATGAAGCAGCACGTTTTTCTGGTCACTCTCTGGAATCTGCTCCCAGTGCATTTTTACCTTGTTGTCTTCTATCGCACACAGAATTTCTTGAATAATCTTCCAATCGCGTTTCATCTTTGCTTACTCCCCAGTTTCTGTATTTAAATTAGCAATCATACCCTACGCTTCCTCGACAAATTTCGTCATACTTCCTCCCACATCACACGAACCTCGACACGTGGAGCCTCATCACCCTCACACCAAAACTTCTCCGCGCTCAGTCTGACCACCTGAACATCGTCACGGAACACGATGCCGTTCATGCCATCCAGCACCGACTTGATGACATTGTCGAGATCAGGCTTTCCTGGTCTCACCACACTGCAGCCATGCTCAGCAATCTGCGTGCGTTTCTTTCTGGTGTAGGAAGCCGGTATCGAGTAGAACGCAAAGATACGTACTGAGCATGGAGCCGTGAAGTCCGGCTGTTCTACCATGTGGTCTACCGCATGAGAAGCCTCATAGCGAATCTGAGCTTCATAGGTTCTGGTCTTCTTGGGTGTGACAGCATGACCTCCAAAAAACTTAGCTCTGCCCTTTCCAGTAGGTTCACCCTTGATTGTGAAATTCAGTTCTAACATTCTTGTACTTCCTTATCCCGCTTTTGATTTGTTTCCACCATACTGACTGAAGTTGAAACTTCCGCCATTTGCTGCGTTATATCTGCTGTTATCGTGAGCTCCATCTCCACCAATTCTCATAGGTCGCATACTTTCCTCAAAGGTAGAAGTAGCACCGTCAAATCTGAACCACAGCTGAGTATCTTTGGTTGATATCAGACCGAAGCGGTTCTTTGTAAAGAAACATCTGGTATAGCCCATCGTTACGGATGGCAGTAGAAAAGTTACCCAGTCTGCATCCTGCTCAATTGCTCCAGAATCACGAATAAAGGAATTGTTCGGAGCTGTATCATCCGTTTGCTTGGATTCTTCAACGCTACGGTTCATCTGACAGAGCAGAATTCCACAGAAGTCGTACTTTTTGGCAAGTTCACGTAGTCCACGTGTAATTGCACCGAGTTCAAGGTCTCGTCTGTCGTATTTCTCTCTTGTATGCATCAGCTGGATATAATCAAACACACATACCTTTGGAAGCTGATTTTTAGTCTGCATACGCTTCAGTTCGCGCTCAATCTCATCAAGATAGACAGTCGATTTCTCAGAAATAAGTAATCCAGGAAAGCTTTTGCCGTTTCTGAAGAAGGTTTTACCAAGATGAAACTTCAAATCATTTCTCATCTGCTCGGTTATGCCTTCTGAGAGTTGCTGTACTGATGACTTTGTATAAATGCAGAGCATCTTTTTGAACAGACTTTCTTTGGTCATCTCAAAGGAGAAGAAAACAGCCGGTCCCCTGTTCCCCTGATCTTCTGCTATCTGCATAGCAATGAGTAAACCAAGAGTAGTCTTTCCGCATCCTGGTCTTGCAGCAATTACTCCCAGAGTACCTGGTCTTAATCCACCGCCTAACACTCTGTCGAGACTTAAAAAGCCTGTAGGCTGTATATCCTCCGTCTGCCCTTCCTTAATCTGATTGAACTCATTGACAATCCCTCTCATTGCATCAGGAATAAAAAGAGGTTCTGCTTCTTTGAGGGTTTCAGTAAAACGGTCAAGGGCATTACTGGTCTTTCCGACAATATCAGGAAGACTTAAATCCATAGAACGTGAATCATCACTTAAAGACTGAGCAAGCTTCCCGATTTGTCTTCTCTTTGAACGGTCTTTTACCCTCTGGGCATAAAAAGCAACCGGATCACCTGCAACACTCACAGCAGATTCAGATTTTCTGCGGATATTGTCTATATCAAAACCTCTGACCTCTGATTTAGGACAGACTTCATTGATACACTCCACAAGAACATCGGTATCAACGGCTAAAATCTCCGTTTCCTCGAACTTTTTGCTATAATTAAGAAGTCCTTGATAGATCTCGTAATTCTGCTGACTGATAAAATCACTTTCAGTGAGCATGTTTTCATCTGATAAGGTTCCAATTAAATCAGGTGAATACAGCATGACTGACAGCAGATTGAGTTCGTAAGATTGGTCATTTAAATCAGATAAAGACATTTAACAATCCTTATCTGCTTTAACAGTTATATCAAGGACACCATCGGTTATACCCGCCTGCAGTTCATTTAGAAGATTATCCATCTCATCGTTCAACTTCTTTTTCTCTTCCGGTGTCATAGCAGCTAAACGCGCTCTGTGTTCCTGCAGTCTGCGTTCTTCACGTTCTCTGGCCTCACGTTCCTGACGGTGATATTCTTCTTCAATATCCTTCTCATTAAGCTCATCCATAATTCTGAAAAGAGTCTTCAGTCTTGGATAAAAATCTTCTGTCACGATAGCGTGATCACAGGCTCTGATAAGCAGGTCAAAATCAAGATTATCAGGAAGATGTTTTAGAATAGTGAACATATCAGTCTCAAAGTTTCGCTCTTTTGGAAGAAAGTAGGAAAAGACCTCCTGCCACTTTTCACAGAATTTTTCAACCTGCGCATCTGTAAGGTTCATAATCATTCTCCTTAGTATCATTTTTATCTGAAAGCAGTTCCTCAAGACTTGGGATTTCTGCTGCTGCATGTTCTTTTATCTGTTTTACTGTTCTCTGATGTTCCGTTCTCATAATCAGAAGACGGATCATCACAAATTCTCTTATTCCGCTGACAAGCTCATTAAAGTTGTACTGTTTTGCGTTCTTCAGATAAGAAAACACAATTCCGGTAGCTTCAGCCTTCAGTGATTTCCATTCCTGCTCTGTAATCCCAGTGAACAAATCAGAAGAAGTCTGTTTTATCTCTTCATACAGCTCATTGAATACCGCCGTTACACGCTTTGTCTGTTCAAGATTCATAGTCAGGATCACCTCTGTAGAATGGACTGCCTGGGTGACCGAACCTTTCTTCATATTTTGCAAGGCCTGCACGTATCTCAGCAGCAGTCATTTTCCTGGGAAGCTGAACCGTGCTGATCTGATTGCTTTCTGACTGTAATTTTCTCTGTTCGCTCCTGCGTTCATCTCCGGCAGTCATCCACTTGACCATACTGTCACGGGTTGGTTTTCCCTTGAACTTCAAGGTGTAGGTTCTGGCATCAGAACGGATATCTTCTTCTGTGAAGGGAATTCCCTTTGGAGTGAATTCTTCTTCGTTGATTTTTACCATCTGGGAAAAGACAGAGTCGAAGGTGAGAGGGGCGGAAGCACTTTTTTCTTCCTCTTCTTTCTCTTTCTTACTTTCTTTTTTATCTAATGAAGAGAGGGACATTTTGTCCGTCATTTTGTCCTGTGTGATAGACATTTTGTCCTTATCATCAGACATTTTGTCCGACATTTTGTCCCTATCGACAGAGACATTTTGTCCTTCTTTATCTAAAAAAGCTTTTGGTGAGATATCAAAGTATTTTCTCCTGTCATATGGATCAGGATTATCAACTTCTATTATTAAATTTTGACTTACTAACTGATGAAAAGAACGGCTTAACGTCTTTACAGATAAACCTAACTCTGAAGCAATCTGTTCTCTTTTTACAAATACAGTTATTTCTCCTTCTTTTGATAAACTAACCATTCTCTGTAATAAGAGTTTTGCTGCGGGTGTCAGCTTTGTAGATGAATATAACCATGACTGCATGTGGTTAAATACGACAGCCATTTACAACTCCTTTGGAAGCTGTTTCCAAACTTGTAATTTAGGATATCTAAGACGTAAATAAGCAGCTCTGTATTTAGGCAGACCACGACTTTTCCAATGATTTACCCCTCCAGGAGTAACAGCACATACAGAAGCTAACTTACGTTGCCCTATCTCCTCTACGATTTGACAAGAAATATCAATCGGAAGTAATTTACTCATACAATTCACCTGATATATTTATTTACTATTATATATATAAAATATATACCACTGTAAACACTTAATCAATACATGTATTTTTAAAATTATGTAAATTTGACATAAACTATATATAGAGGGATATACAAAGGTAAATTATAAAAAAAGAGAAAAAGCGCTTATGTCTAATGAAACCAGTGCAGTTTATCTTCGCGAACGATTGATCATGGCAATGAACGCCAGTAGAAAAAATGGAGCTCAACTCGCAGAGGAGATCGGTGTAACCCCTGGAGCAATTTCTCACTGGAGAAAAGGACGTAATTCAAATATATCTGCAGAAATAGGTTTAAAGTTAGCAAAAGCTTTAAACGTTTCTCCTGATTGGCTGTTAAAAGGAGAAGGAGAGGGTCCTCATTTTAATTATATTTCAACAAAAGAGACATTCGGGAGAGGCTATTTCTCTATTGATTGTTTTGATGTTTCTATTAAAGACGGTAAAGTTATTTATACACCCACCTCAAAAGCGTTTCCTGGAGCATTTAAACCAAATCAATTGTTAAATATGGGTTATGAACCAAATAATTTAAAATGCTTTGTTGTAACCGGAGAAAGCATGTCTCCACTTATCAGGGATGGAGAGTTTGTAGCAGTTGATACAACAACAAGAGAATCAATTGTAGATAACCATATTTATGCAGTTTATTACAATGGCTCCATAAAAGCCAAAAGACTAATTACAACGGTTAATCAGTTTATTATGAAATCGGATAATGACAGTTATCCAGATGAAGTTTTAGGTATTGAAGAAGCAAAATCAATAGTTTATGTGTTAGGTGAAATTGCTTTTAGATTTGGTTCTTTCAGATATACTTCGTCTTAATAAGTCTACTACATCAGTCTATATATAAATAAACATGTAGTATGTTGCCGCGGCAACAACCTCTTTTATCTTAATGAAGGATGTAATTATTCTTGGACGCGTCTATCGCGTCTATGCTCGTTGCGGAGAAATATAAATATCTTTAGATCGGCAGAGTGATCGCTCGTATTGGAACAGCGCCGTTTAAATGATACCTAAAAGGTTCACTATATCAGACTTTTATAAATAAATAGGTAGTCTGTTGCCGCGGCAACAACCTATATTATTTAGTGGCAACATATTTCAAATAACATAAAGGATTTTTAATGATAGAAACAATAAAAACCTGGGATGATGTAAAACAGTTTTGTGATGAATATGCTAATAATCAACAGGATAATTTCTGGCAAAATCTTTTGTCAAAGGTAGATTTTGACAGTGAAGATCTAAAAGGAATAACTATAGAAATTCATGGTTCGAACTTTCATTCTTCTATAACGGCAGGATATGCTCAGTCATTAATTGATTTACAAGACTATTTCTTTACGGTGACCAAATGATACGGACTTTGGTCACACTGTAACTAAAATCAAACGGCTGTATTTAACATACAGTCTGCTTTTTTAAAATTTAAATCTTTTC